CCTCATATATGTCCTGCTCCCACATAAGGGGTGTACAGTACGTTAATTGCATCCCGCCCGAGGAAGGGTGTAGGGATGTGTGTTTAGCTGATCTTAGCGTCCTGATACAGTCCGCGCTCGTGGGCCGCGTTGGCTTCCGCTTGCGCTTTAGTACTAGAATGATCTTGACCAGCTGATCTATGTCGCTTCTCTAAGCGGTCTCCACTTGTGTGGAAAGCACCGGGGAATCCGGCATCCGCCATCGCTTCGACCATGAGGCCGGGAGCTGAGAGTATGACATGTTTTGAGGCCTTGCCACAGGTGGGGCAGTCGCCCTCTGCTCGCTCGGCCATCTTATTTAGTTGTTCAAAGTACCCGTGCTCTTCGCACTTGTAGTCATAAAACGGCATCTTGAGACTCCATCAGGGCTTTGGTATGCTCTCGTACCTGATAGACGAAGCGTAGTGCCTCTCTGTAGCCCATCTGGTAGTTGACTTCATCCCAACTCTTAGCCTCGAGTTGATTCTGTATAGATGCTGCGTTCTCTGCTTCTAGCACTGTAACAAGTGCCTTCCACTCCTGACTCCCCGTGAGGCCAAGTATAGCCTCGTCTAACTCTTGGTACTGGTTCATTGTATTCCCCTATTTAGCTGCAGGCTTATTGGCTGCCTTACTCTTCTGTTTGTCATCCATGTGATTCTTCTCTCGTTGAATCTTCAGGCTGTCCTTCTGTACGTCGATCTTAAGCTTGTTGAGAGCAGTGTTGGCAGCTTGAATCTCTACCTTCTCGTCCTCTAGCTCAGTCATCTTCATCTGGTGTGCGGTCTCAGCTTGGATGAGCTTGATCTCTTCAAGGGTCTTGGCATTCTCATACTGCTGTTCCTTGAGAGCTTCCTTCTGGAGTTCCATCTGGATAGCTTCCATCTCTTTCTGCTTCTGCTGCGCTTCCGGGTCCGGCTTGTTCAACTCATCGAGCTTCTTGAGTATCTCGTCACGCTTAGGTGAACTAGAGAGCTCAATGATAGCCCGTAGTATAAGGCCGTGTGACGGCTGGTCAGGACTGATGTTACTCAGGAGACCCACCAACTGGCTCTGCTCAAACTCACGTGCTACTACGCCCATCGTACCCGATATCTGGAATGTAACGTCGTTAGGGTAGCGACTAGGAGCGAACTGCATGTAGCGGTGCATAGCCTTGCGGATGAACGGGTTGAGGAACTGACGCTCAATGTTCCACATGGTGCGACGCATACGCTTGAGGGCAGACGACTGGATCATAGAGATACCAGAGGCTGTCTCGTTGCGGCGATCACTGTTCAGAGGTGCATTAGACTCAATAGACCCCGTACCTACCTGAACCATGCGCTCCATCTCTGAAGACTGGTTGAAGGTGTTCGGGTCTATGTTGCCAAGAATGACGGGCTCAAGGACCTCACTAGGACGTCCTCGAGTCAGCCACACCTTTCCGGGACGCACACGCATGTCGGGGTTGCGCGGAAGCCGAGTTATATCAGCTCCCATCATCGGGCTCGTTAGGAGACCGAGAGCGTCCATCCTTGCACGAAGCTCTGCATCGAGGGCACGTTGAGCGTTCCAGCCCTTCTCTGCCACTCCACGACCCCAGAACTTACCGGGAACCACAGAGTGTTGGTATGCGATGATCGGGCGATCCTTAGTAGCAAATGGGTTAACCACTGCTCTCAGAACCTCTAGCTCATTGCCGATAGTAATGATGCACTCAACGTGTCCATTACCTTGGATGTCTTCAGGCTGTACGTCAACTACGCCCTTGAGCATAGCTGCGGGGAGTAGGCCATAGTACTCTGTAATGAATACTGAACCATCATAATCTTCAGCCTTGCGGTCACCGGCTGGCGTCTCTTCGCCTGCGGGGTTCGCTGTCGTAGTAGAGTTGTTACCCATGAGAGGCACCGTACGGTACGTACCACTCTTCTGACGCCCCCAGATGACGTTACGCGGCACATGAGTCTCGTGCGCAACAAAGTACGCTGATGATATATCTCGCGCCTGAGAGTCAATCACGAACTCCCACGGTGGTATAGCCTCTAGTGTGACGAGTGGGCGGTAGTCTTTAGTGACCTTGCCATTTTCGTAGGAGCGAATCTCCTTACGAGTAATATTGATCTTGCCGATACCTGTGCCATAGAGACAGCCGTTCAGGACAGTCTTGGCAATAGCCTCTGGCACACCAGCGAGGTTGAGGTCTTCGTTAAGCAGGCCATGCGCCTGTGAGACATCATCTCTATCAGTATCCATAAGGTCATCAGTCACGTCGAACCAGTTCTCACGAGAGAATATAGCATCCTCAATCGTAGCAGCTGTGGACTCGATGGCAGCGGCCAATGCAGGTGTAACTAGGCGGGAGCGTTCTCCCTCGCGGGTCTTATCAGTTCCGGTGTAGAGGCCACGGAAGGTACGCTCATAAGCATCCCATTGCTTCTTATATGTGCGGTCTCGTATCTGACGGTTCTCACGCACGATGTGCATGACATGAGCTACTATAGTCCCGAAGCCGCCTTTCTTGCGATCCCCAATGTTGGCGTTCTCTGGCTCTGTGATGTTAATGTTTGGCATCTAGTACCCTACCTCTAAGTCATGTGGGAACCAGTTATCTTCTAAATGGATGTCCCATGAAGAAGCCTTGTCGGCTAACTGGTCTATATAAGCTACTGCATCCAGCAGATCGTCGTGCGCTAGTTTGTTAGGGAAGTCAACACACTGGCTGAGGAACTTACCTATCCACTTATTCTCTGCGGACAGTTCGTCATCTGGCTCTAGCGTAATCTGCCCTTTCTCTGCTCGGCCCTGTAGGGCCCACTTGATGCGGTCTTCCTTGCGTTGATTGCCGTGTGACAGTGGTATAACGTCGAAGTACCCATACTTGTGCATGAGCTCTCCTAGGTAGCCGCCCTTGCCATCTTCCCCGCAGATAGCATTCTTGGCCATGCCACGCTCAATACCAACTGGGCACTGACCGTAATCGCGCCAAGCGCGTATGATGCGTAAGGCAGTCTCGCGTACATCCCACTTGCCGTGGTATATGCGCTCGATGTGCCAGCCCTTCTCGGTTATCTTAGCGACAGCCATGGCATGGTCATCTAATACAGCCTTCTGTTGTTCGCCCCTGCCTCCACCCGAGAAGCCAGCTAAGTCAATAGCTATGACGTAAGAGCCCGCAGCGATGTTCTTTGTCGTCGGGAACATGTCAAATGAGAAGACCTTACCGCCAGTAGCTTCAAAGGAGGCCTCTAGCTCTTGTTTGCGTGCATCGTCACTTAGCCCAGAGACAATGCTTGCTATCTCTTCTGTAGTGTAGTGTGGGTTATCATCACTACGGAACTGGAATGACTTCCAATCCTTGTTGGGCTCACTCGTCATCGGGTCGAGACCCTTCGTAGCAGACACCCACATCTGGTAGAAGTGGTTCTTACCGGCTGGTGTCCCAATGAATAAGGCACCACCTTCTGAGAGCATGAGCATGGGTCGTATAATATACTCCCACACGTTGGGCTTCATGAAGGCATATTCGTCAAGTACCACGAAAGACACACCAACACCACGTAGACTGTCAGGATCGTCAGCGCCCTTAAAGCGGATAACACGACCATTCGTAAGTTTAATCTCACCTTCATTCTGTCGGACTCCAGCTATCAGGCCTTCCCCCATTGACATGCAAACTTCCCAGAGGTTCTCTCGGGCTTGCTTGAATGTAGGTCCTACGTAGTAGACGATCTCAGCACTGATATCAATGACAGAGCCGTCTGAGCGAGTAGTGTGTGTTCTCGTAGCAGCTTCAAACAGACGATAGGCCGCATAGAACGACTTACCGAACCGTCTACCTGCAGCCACGACTTGAAACCGGTGATCATCTGCATCAATGATGGACTGCTTCTCATGAAGATAGATTTCCAACTAGGTTCTCGTGTAGCTGACTGTGACCTTGCAGCGCGCCAATACCGTGTCGGTATCAGCGGTATCGGCTAACTCATAGATGCTAATGTTCGTTACCGTGCCAGAGGCGGGCCGATTCAAGCGCCACTCCCTAGCTGTGGTGGCATCGAACCATACGCCCAAAGTGCCGGGGCCGCTTCCTGCCGGATTATTACTCATGGCATCACTGCCATCTATCTCGGAGACTCGCCTTACAGACCAGTCATTTAATGCAACGCCATCGTGAAACACAAACACGGGGTCAAGACTAATAGTGGCAGGGGATACGGTACCGTTAGCTAGGTCCTGAGAAGTAAGCTCCGGCGATGAGCCGGTGTTCCAGCGCAAGTTCACTCGGGATGACACGTTACCCACGTACTCAATAGTCACGTCACTCACAGTAAACCCATCGGAAGAGAAGGTAGCATACGGATCGACTTCATCATCTACTCCTTCAAGTATTCTGCGATAGCGTTCGTTACGCGTGAGGTTGCCAAACTTCATTCTTAGAGCCATGGAAATTCCTTATCTAACCAATCTGGTGCTTCGTCGCCCAACCACGTGAGGCCGGATTCGTCGTAGTTCTGTCGTCGAGCACGTTCTAGGTTGTAATGGTAGTCAAACCCGAACTCACCGAACTCCCAGTCTCTGGGCGGGTCGATGAAGAAGTCCTCAACATTGTCTTTTCGTACTATAGGCGTACCCGAGAAGTTACCCGTGTAGTCGTTTATGATAGCAGGGATATACTCTATCTCCGCAGACACACACGCCCGCACACGACTGCCTCCAAACGTGAGGAATATTCCCTCTGGCAGAGACCACACAAGTATTGGGTTTCTGACGCCTTCGTCACGGATAGACGCTTCGAGAGCTCCTTGAAATCCTTCCTTCCCGTGCTTGGATATCTCTTTACGCCACGTCCATCCATTTAAGCTAAGCTCCGGTCCACCGTAGTTAGGGTTACGTATTAAGCGCCCCTTGATGTCGGCGCACCTAATAGATGTAAAGCGAACGTCAAACCCGTTCATAGGTCAGTTGTACTCTAGTCTTCATCTTCCCCTTGGACATCTTATCTATAACCTTGCTCTCAAGCAACGTAAGCCCCGTGAGCGCATTAAATCGCTCTATCCATACATTGGGGTCTAGGATGGTTATATGTAAGTCCTCGCCCTTGTAGGGCCCCTCAGCGAAGGTCTTACCAGTAAGATAGCACGCAATGTCCACGAAGAGTACCTTCTTGGTGTATGCGCCTAACTCCTTGATCACATCGTCTACGAACTCTTCCTCAACATGCTCCATAACGTCAGTGCATGTGACCAGATCGTACTGGCCTTTAGGCTTCTCGGACTTCTCAGGGATGCCGGGGTCGTACTCGGCCCACTCGATGTCTTGGAAGGCTTGGGCGATGGTGCCTTTGCCACATCCGTAGTCAAGAGCTGTTGCCACGTACGGTCTACTGTCAAGTACCGCTGCCAGTGCAGCTCCAGAATATCTAGCTCCAGTGGTGCCCCACTTGGACCCAGAGTGCTCTTTGTTGAGTTGGTCTTTATACAATGCACCGATAGTATTGTTCGCAAATAGCCGCGCCATCTATCTTCCCTCTTGGTCGTTCAAATAACCCACGTCGGGCATTCTCTCGAGCTTCTCCATATCCCCCGAGGATATGTTCTCCGAGTTCGTTATAGCGAAGGTGACTAGCTTGTCCCCAAGAGAGAGTGTGTAGGATTTCTTCACGAGTTCTTTCGTCCCCTTCAACTCCAACCAAACTACATCCATTTGAGGCGTGTACTTCGCAGCCTGCAAGTAGAGCATCGACTCCAACCGTTGAAGTGTAGATGAAGACTCTCCGGTAAAGACGTAAAGCGCTCTCAATGGGTACCATAGTGTTAGAAGGCTCCATAAGCGGATGCGGTCTAAAATCGGCCTCTGGTAGTAGTAGTCGCTTGCTAAGTATCCATTCCACATGATCTGATCCCCTTAATGAGTGGTCAGTGGGCTTCTGACCCACTATGAGGTCCTTGGTGGCCTCTTCTGGTAGCTCCCTAGGCGTAGGGTGCCATCTAGTCTCTTCGGGCGGTGTGGGGCGATATGCGCCTCCTTGTAGCCCGTTGTATCCCCAGCTTGAATGTGTCGCAAGAGCACCCCCCTCTCGGAAGAAGGGGGCCTCCATAATGATATACGGCTTTAGCTTGTCTATTTGGCTTAATAGTGCCCTAGTACCCGCAAACCCAGTCTGGATCAATAGATCACAGTCAGCGTCTTGGTTCCTATCAATAGATTCGACTGAGTGACCCATCTGTTCGAGGGTATCATGTAGAGCTCGGGTTCTAACGTTAGTCTTATTATCCCCGTCTCTATAAGCCGCGCATATCTTTATTTCTGCGTACCGTCTTTGCCGCGCTCGTTAGAGTTCGGTGCTACTTTGAAGGACGGTGTGCCAATCAACGGTGCTTTGTCATCAGCAGGCTTCTTAAAGCCATCTGTGAAGTTGTTCGGCAATGCCGGAGCTCCACCTTGCTTACCAGTATTTGTACTCATGAGTCTTCTTCCTGTATTGTGGTCCCGTCGGACCCTTGGTTTACCACCATACGGTGGACTTTAATCTCTTGCTTCTGACCCGCAGACTTATCTTCCTGCACAGTGGCCTTTGAAACAACAGCATCAAATATCATCTTCCTAGCCGCCTTATCTCCGTCGAGAGCATCCGCAAGGATGAGGTCTAGGATCATATCTAGCCGTTCTTGGTTCCTATCACGCCACGCCTCTTCGGTCTGTAGCTTTAGGACAGTAATCCGGTTTTTAGAGCCTTTGGGACGCCCTTTAGGATTACCAGAAGCGCCTTGTACGAACTGGCCCTCTGAATTACGTATTAGCTCCCCCTTGAGAGGTTCGGTCTTATCCATGTGTGACTCCCATCAAAAGTGGGGCCCGCCAGAGCAGGGGATACTCAGACAGGCCACCGTGAGTCCTAAGACTCTGCGCTTGGATTGGGGTCCCCCTCTGCGGGGGCGCG